CTCTGTTTTGCGAGCCGGCAGTCGATAGGGGTCGAACTCGTCGGCGCAACCTTCGTTGCACACTTGGAGGCCGGGAAAGTTTGGGTCGCTGCGCATCACCGAGTGGGCGCGTTTCATCTTGCACCTGTCGCATACCGCGATTGCGATGTCGGAGTTGCCAAGCGTGTCTAAAAACTTAGGCATGGGACTCCTTTATCGTGTGTAAACGCTGATGTTCATGAAGCTCTCCCTTGCGCCTCAAGCGTGGCGCGACGGGATGCTACTCGCTTGGCAATCTGCTCTGGAGATTGTTTTCTTCCCTTGCCAGCCTTGCCTCCAAGGCTTCCAAAATTTTCTGGCATTGGCTTTTTCTTGCCAATCAACCAAGGGGTTGGGCGCGGCACGCCTTTTAATGGGCTGACATAGTCTGGGCCGCGAGATTTGCTTACTGGGGGCTTGCAGCCGCCGACAGCAATGTTCCAACCAATCTCTTCTGATGATCGAATTTTTGCTTCAAGGTCGTAGCAGTATTGCTCGGGGGCGATGACCAAAATTTCTTTGACGAGATTGTCCCAGCCATGTTTTGCTATGGCGTTTGCAAATTTTGGGTTGTCGTGACGGTTGTTTTTTTGCGACCAAAAGTGGCCGTATTTCCAACGCCTGCTGGCGTCACGAGCAACACCGATATATCCCTCTGTCATGAAGTCAGAGTGGTGTTTTGATCTGATCCAATACACAGAACAAGAAGTCATCGTGTGTAAACTCCTATGTTCGGGGCGAAGTACACGGGACTTTTGTCTCTTTCTTCGTTTTCTGCGTCGTTAAGAAACTTGTCGGCCATCTTTTCGAGGTACATGATACGTTCGGGTGCGATGCCGGGCAATTCCATGGCCATGCGATGAGCAAGCATCGACACAGTGGCCTCAAACCATCGTTGTGGGATTTCCAACTCGTCTGTCAGAGCTCCAACGTCCATGATTTGGCGTGAATACCACACGGTCATCTGCACAAAGGGGTCAGATGGCACTGGCCACAAGTAAATTGTGGGCTCAGGGATCGTGCGATCGAACCAAAACTGGAATGGTTGATTCGCAGTGAAGTTTTTGTTGGGCAAGTTGGTGTAATCGTCACGATTTAGGCGTGCCATCGTGATTTCGGTGCTGTTGTTGCCAAAATACACCTCACGGACGTTCAAAGTCGTGCCGTCGTAGCCTCGAACGCGGTAATACTGCACCGTTTGGCCAGCATTGATGTCGTTCCAAATCCAAACGTTGTCCTCAACAGCGATTTCACCGAGGTCAAGCAGCGTTTTCCAAGTAATTCCGTCGGCGGAATACTCAAAAATGATGGATTCGAGGCCAGTTGAGTTGGGCAAATAGCCAATCGAGCCAACATAGACCTGATTGTCAGTGCCGTAGTCGACCGAAATGTTGCCGTTGGCGGAGTTTTGCGTGCAAGCGGTGTCGATGTTGTTGTCGAACGCGTTTTCTACCACACCACCCGCACTCGTTGCATAGCCACCAGTGCTGTTAGGGGTAGGACGTGCCATACGGCGGTACAAGGCGTTCAAAACTTCCACGGAACCCTTGGGTAGCGTGTAGGTCATTTTGTCGGCTTGGAGGCCGAAAATCTCTTTGTTGATCGCCCAATACTGAATGCCGCGGTTGGCAAGGTTGGAAAGCAAGAAAAACAGGCTTTCACGAGCGGACAACAGTTGCTCGGACGTCAGCTCTTCAGCCAACTTGCCGGCGCGACGTGCGCCATGGTCAATGAGCTGTTGAACCTTGATGACGGTCTGACCGACTGTGTTTGAGTACGCCATGTTTTTCCTCTGCTGTTACCAACCGGGGCAGTTCCAACGCTGCATTGATGCTCGCGCTCTGCTGCCCTTTTCACTCTTCTCTGCTACAGGCTCCATTCTCGCGCAGAATGAGTCTCTACGGGGGCCACCTTGAGGCTGAGGAGCCTTCAATTTTGAACCTGTTTCACGGTTGTACTTGGCGCGACCTTTCTCGGTCAGGCCAGCTCCGCGCTCGACCGGCATCTTCTCGCCGCGCTTGACAGAAAGAGAGACGCCGCCCTCTTTCTTTTTCTGCTCGGCTTGTCGCTTCGTGGAGTAAGCAATCGCCACCGCTTGCTTGACAGGTTTTCCTGCCTTCACTTCGGTGGCGATGTTCTTTTTGAACGCCTTTTCAGACTTGCCTTTTACGAGCGGCATGATCAAGGGCCAGTCTTGATCAAGATGATGTTGAAGTACGAACTCACTGCGTTGTTTGCCGAAGCGCCAATTGCAGTTGCGCCAACGCAATTCTTTTCGGGAATCACATAAGGCTGCTCAAACTGGAACACAGCAGCACTGTTGTTCACAGTGGTGACCGCGCCAACGCGAACGATGTTGTCTGCGCCTCGTTGCTTCAAGAAACCAGTCACAGCAGTTGTGCCAGAGGCTTGGCCAGCAGAGAACAAGCCCTCTGTCATGTATCCCGTGTAGCCTGCGGGGACGCAGTAGTGGCCAGTGGTGCGGTTGTTGTAGCCAGTGGCGATGATGTCGTACAGAACGGCTGGGACGCCAGAGGTCACAGAGCCAGTGCCTGCGTTGATGTTGCCTGCGTTTGCACCGCCAGAACCCACGGTGACAACATAGAAGTGGTTCACATACAGATATTCGTTTGTGGTGTTGACGGCTGTTTGGCCATTCAATGTCACGGTCTCGCTGACCACGGCATAGTTGCCGTCCAAGCCTTCGATGTACACGGTGCGCGCACCAGTGCCAGCCGATGTGTCGTCAGTGCTGGATGAACTGATCTTCAGAACTGATGCAACAGTTGGATGCGGAACAGTGCCGCCATCAGGCCACACCGATTCTTCAGATGTGTCCACATCTGGGTTGTAGCCAAACACGATGACCGTGCTGTGGCCTTGAATTTGACCGCGGGAGACTTGCAAGCCAAAAGGCTCAAATGTGCCTTGACGGGTAATGGAGGAAAGAATCGTGGTCATCTTTTATCTTTCAATGAGAAAGCGGGGGCCGAAGCCCCCACCCAGTTTTAGCACGCGCCGCCGCGCTTCTTGCCAGTTTCAGATTTTCCTTTGCCAACGCCAAATACTTTGTCGATGACTCCGTGAACCTTCTTGGCAAAGCCATACCCTGTTGGGGTATCGCTCAACGCTTTGTCATAAGCGCCTTTGGACAAGTCTTCGACGCCAGCTTCATAGGTTGGCTTGTCGCCAGCCAATCCGCCTGCCGCCTTTTTGGTGACTTTTCCACCACGCTTAAATGTGCCCGACAGTGCAGTAATGCTCACAGGAGCGGATGGCTTCTTCTGGCCTTGAGGCATTTTTTCAGCCTTGCCAGAATCCTGCACTACCTCGCCGCCCCTAGCGAACTTTTTTACGTTGCCGCCCTTGCAGTAGCCGCCAGCGTTGCCGTCTTTAACTGCGCCAGTCTTCATGTTGGTCACGCCGGGAGGAGTGCCAGTCACGTTGCCTTCGACGCCCAAGATACGACCGCCTTTTTTGTAGCCAGCAGGTTTGTTCAACTTCACGTCGCCAGTTTTGGCGGGTGCGTTGTCCTTCTTGCCACCGTCGATCATCTTGGTGTTTTTGAAGCGTTCGCCGCCCTTTGCGGACACAGACTCAGGGATGATGCCAGACTTGGCAAGACCGCCCTTTTTGTAGCCGCCTTGAGCTTCCACTACGCCGCCAGTTGCGAAGGCTTTATGGGCCTTTTTCATTGACTTGGCTTCGTGGGCTTTCAGCTCTTTCTCTACCTTGGCAGCAGTTACGCCGCCTTTTTTCATGGTAGGCAGGCCGCCTGCGGCTGGAGCCGAAGGAGGAACTGTTCCAGAAGCTGGAGTGCTCACCATCATGGCTTTGCGACGCGCTGCCAATGAGGGCTTGCCGGGGCGAGCCACTGGCATCATGCCACCGCGAGCGGGGCCAGAAGGCATGGTTGACTGCATGGGTGTGAAACCACCGTCAGCCATCTTCTTCTCGACTTTGCCGCCCTTTTTGAGCTTCAGTTCAACTGAAGGCTCTGTGGTCATCATTTTGACCATTGGCTTGAATTGACCCATGATTAACGCTCCTTGCAAACGTTGATGTAGTCAACAGTCATTGTCTTGGCAGCAGCTTCACCGTTTTGGAGTGCGAACGATACGGTCAATGTAGTGGTCGATGCAGGAATATTGGTGGTCACTGAAGAGCCAGCCAATGTGCCGTTCACGAAGTAGTACAAGTTTCCGCCATCGTAGTAGAAACCAAGCGTGATGTATGTGTCATCAGCCATGGTGGCCACAGCAGAGTTGGTAGTGGTAGTGCTTGCCTTTGCCAAAACCAAATCAACGGTAGCAGCGCCATCGTTCTTGATGAAATACACGCCGTTTGCCACAGCCAATGGTGTGGTGTCGGTAACTTGCAAACCAATGACCAAGTCAGATTGAGTTGCGTCGCTTACCTTGAAACGTGCTTCGAATGCCAGTTTCTTGCCAGAAGCGAAAGTGAAAGATTCACCTTTCTTTTGCAAAGCAACCAAGTCATTGTCAGCAGCGGTGTTGGTGATCAGCAGCAAGCCGCCGTCGCCGTTTGTCAGAGCTTCAGTCGCAGCAGCGTCTGTTTCAGTCACAGTCCAATCGCCAGCGACGTAAGTGTCGAAGTCGTTGAAGTAGTTGTGATAGACGTTAGGAGCGTTTTGCCCGATGTCAGCGTACAGAGATGCCTCTGAAACGTTGGTCACGCCATAAGGGAAGCGTGTTGTGATTAAGTCAGCCATTGTCTTTTCTCCTTGAAGGAGCAGGGGCCGAAGCCCCCGCTTTTATTAGACGCCGGGAGTACCGTACATTGCGCGTGGGTCAGTGAAGCCCACGTCGTAACGCTCAGTAGCCTTGTAGCGCATGCTGTCGGTTTCGAAATCGCCTTCCATGGTCTTTTCGAGTTTGCGACGCATCAAGAGCTTCATGCCTTCTGGAGCATCTGTCTGAACCCACCATGCACTGGCGTTGGTCAAACGAGACAACACTGCTGCGCCTTCGTCCAGCAAACCGATCGACTTGATTGGGTTGATGTCGTTGTTGGCGTTGCCTGCGCGGAGCACAGACTTCAACAGCACTTCAGCTTGGAAGACGTTGCCGGGAGCCACAACCAATTGGCGTGGAACCAAACGAATCTTCTTGCCGTTGTTGTCCACAGCCTGACGGATTTGGATCAACATCTGCTCAAGAGAAGTTTGAGACAAGTTAGCGGCGGTGGTCAGCAAGTTGCTGAAAGTGCCGTTCACGATTGGGTGAGAGGCGCTGTTCAATTGAACGCCGTCACCACCGGGGTATGCGCTGTTGAAAGCGCGGTTCAACACGTTGGCGGCCAAAGTTTCTTTGGTTTCGATCAACGATTGAGCCAAGTGGCGTGCGTACACCTGACCGATACGGATGTGGTCACCGTCTTCAACCAAAACTTTGGTCAAAGCAAATGCCAAGCCGTACACAGAGTACACGTAGCGTTTCAGGAACAACACACCACCTTGTTGGTACGACACTGGAGTGCCGTCAGGCAACTGAGGTGCTGCACCGAAACCGTAC